CGGTCATGCAGCGCCTGCACGATAAAGACATCAGCGGCCACATCCTCGAGGATATTGGCGGCTGGGAGCACATCTGCATTCCCGCCGAGTGGGACGGCAAGAGCCGACGGACCGTGCTTGGCCCTTACGACCCGCGCACGGTCAAGGGCGAGCTGATCTGCCCCGACCGGTTTGGCGAGGACGAGATCACCAAGCTCAAGCAGCTGCTTGGCATCTACGGCACATCGGGCCAGCTCCAGCAAGACCCGTCACCCACCGAGGGCGGCATTCTGGACACGAGCCACTTCCAGCTCTGGCAGGCAGCCATTCGCCTGCCGCAGTTCGAGTACATCCTGCAAAGCTACGACACCGCGTTTACCGAGCGCACCACGGGCGACCCAACGGCCTGCACCGTCTGGGGCGTGTTTACGCACCGTGGCCAGCGCAACGCAATGCTGCTGGACGCTTGGGACGATCATTTGTCCTACCCCGATTTGCGCTCCCGTGTCATCCTAGATTGGACATCGCAATACGGCGCGGATGCCAGCCCCAAAGCGGGGATGCCGACCAAGGGCAGGCGGCCCGACCGCTTGCTGGTCGAGGCGAAGGCGTCGGGGCAGTCGCTGTTGCAGGACTTGAGGTTGGCCAAAGTCCCGGCGGTTGGCTACAATCCGGGTCAAGCGGATAAGGTTTCGCGGGCGCACCAGGCAGCGCCAACGCTGGAGCTGGGGCTGTTGTGGATTCCCGAGTCCACCAAGAACCCTGGGCAGCCAGTCAGTTGGGCGGCCACATTTCTGAAACAGATCGCCAAGTTTCCTGTCGCAGAGCACGATGACTACGTGGACACTTTCACCCAGGCAGTCATTTTTCTGAAAAACGATGGATGGTTTGAGCTCCCACAAGCAGTCGATGCTGACGAGCCAAGACATTTCAAAAAGGAAAGGTCGAACCCTTATGCCGCCTAAGTCAAAACCCATCTGGGAAAAGTCCCGGCCCAAAAACCTGGGCAAGCCCAAGGCCCTCTCACCAGCGGCCAAGACCAGCGCCAAACGCATGGCCGAGAACGCTGGGCGTCCTTACCCCAACATGGTCGACAACATGCGCGCGGCAAGGAATTCGAAGTGACCAAGCCGCTCAAGAAGTCCGACATGGACTGCAACAAACCCAAGCGCACGCCGGACCACCCCAAGAAGTCGCACGTGGTCAAGGCCTGCTTTGACGGCACCGAGAAGGTGATCCGCTTCGGCGAGCAGGGAGCCAAGACGGCGGGCAAGCCCAAGTCTGGCGAGTCATCGGCCACGACCGCCAAGCGCGACTCGTTTAAGGCGCGTCACGCCAAGAACATCGCCAAGGGGCCGTCGAGTGCGGCTTATTGGGCCAACAAGACAAAGTGGTGAAGGAAAACAATCATGGCTGATCAAATTCGCGCAACGCCCCAAAACGCAACGCTGGACACATTCGTCCCGCCGCGCTACCGCTCCGCCGGACGTCGCCCAGAGGCCAACTACGACAGACGCGCTGCTGCCGACGCGCCATTGTCCGCACTGCGCGGCATGGTGACTGGCGTGCTGGGTGCACCAGGCGACATCGAGTCGCTGATTCGCATGCTGCCCGGCTTTAACAAGCAAACCGTGCTGCCCACCTCTGAGGATGTGGATAAGCGCCTGCCCATGCGCGAGCTGAACCAGACGCCCATAGGTAAAGCGTTCACCACTGCTGGCCAGCTCGTCGGCGGTTTTTACACCGGCCCCGGCTCCCCGTTGCGGGCCATTGCTGGGCTGCCGTCGGCTGTCTCGCGCGCTGGCCGGGATTTCGCCATGGCCGCAGGTCAACCTGCCGTGAACGTGGTCAAGCCTAAGGGCGGCAACTGGCTGGCGGGAAGCGTTGAGCGGGCGGTGGAGCCGATGCGAGCTGCACCGAGATCAGGTCAAACAACCCGTCAGCTTGCGGAAATGATGCCAGCAAACGAATGGATTGAGCTCAGTGACGAGGCTGGCCAAGTTTCAAATTACGTGCGAAGTCTTGGAGGTGGAAAAACTGAGCAATTAAGCGCGCCAGATTTCGCCATGAACCGCTGGCTCGACACCAAGCTGGGCAAGTACATCCGCAACGAGATGGCCACGCCGGAAGACCCGCTGCGGGCGCTTGCTGAGCGGGGCATCACGCATGCTGAAATTCGGCCAACCGGCTACAACGTCGCCTCTCAACGTTCTTTTGCTGGATTTCCAGAAGAAGGCATGGCTAAGTCGCCAGAGGCTAAGCTATGGGAGGACAAGACGGACAAGTTCGTGAATCAATTTATGGCGTCAGACATCACCAGTCAGTACCCAAAAACAGTTGAGGAAAACTCCTGGCTTCTCAAAGTTCCACCCGAGACTCGCGTTTACGACATTCTGCGCGGCGCTGATGAAGACCTCGGCTTTGCCCACCTCACCGACGAGCTGCGCAACGCCATCAACCCCGAGTCCGGCCTACCCGCAGCGCTGCGCCTTAAGTACTCCGACCTCGAAAAGGTCACCGTGCCCCAAGCCGTGGAGCGCGTGGCCAAAATCAACGACTGGCGCGCGGCGCAGTTCGTTGAGGCTGACATGGCGCGGGCGATGAACCAAGCAACGCAGGTGGTCAAGGAATATCCCGAGCAGGGCTTCAAGTGGGTGGAGCTGCGCGCGCCCAAAGAGACTGGGCGCAAGGTCACGGTTGAGAAATCGGAGATGGATATGCCGGACATGGATCAAAGGGAAATGCGCGAATTTGCCGGTGAAATGGCGTTCGATGCAGGCCTTGATGAAGGCACGCCAGAGTTCAACGATTTTGTGCGTGACATGGTGACCGACTTAAACCGCAAAGAGATGGTCGAGATGGACGAGTCCTACAAAGCCCTCGAAGACGCCCTCAAGTACGAAGGCGATACCATGGGCCACTGCATCGGCGGCTACTGCGATTACGTGGTTGAGGGTCGGTCCAAGATTTACAGCCTGCGCGACAAGAAGGGGCAGCCGCACGTGACGATTGAGGTACGGCCTGGACAACGAACCGGCGAGCGAGCTGTTGATTATCGTGAGTTACTGCCCGAAAACTATGCTGCAAAGTACGGTGACGATAGTGACCTGCTTCCCGAGATCGTCCAGATCAAAGGCAAGGGCAACAAGGCCCCGAAGGAAGAGTACTTGCCAGCCGTTCAAGACTTTGTCCGCTCAGAAAATTGGTCTGACGTCAGAGATTTGAAGAATGCGGGGTTGTACAAAAACAACAAATTCCAAAAAGACGTTTTTTCGCGCATTGGCAAAACCGAACTCGCCGATGTGCCTTATTTGACTAAAGCAGAGTTGGACGACGTGATGCAGCGGCTGCAGTCGGAGTCCGACTCTGCAAAGCCACAAGGCTACGCCGAGGGCGGCGAAGTAACTGGTGCGAATTTCCCCACAGACGACTTCGACCCGGATAGAATCGACGCAATCGTGGGCGAGCTTAACGCAATGAACGCGGCATAAAACAAGACTGAGCACAATGGCAGATCAACTTTTAAACGGCGGCGACGACAAAAACCCAGGCGAGGATGAGCAGCGCGGCGAGACCGTCTCTTTGGCCGAGGACGATGATCTGGACGTCGAGGACACAGAAGACGGCGGTGCGGTTGTCCGCATGAAAAACGAACGTGATGTAGCCGACAAGAAAGCCCACTTTGCCAACATCATCGACGAGGTAAAACAGGGCAATCTGTCCGACGCCGTTGTTGACCTGCTCGACAAAATTGAGCGCGACAAAGAGGCCCGCTCCAAGCGCGACAAACTCTACGAAGAGGGCCTGCGCCGGACCGGCCTCGGCGACGATGCCCCTGGTGGCGCTCAGTTCAGCGGCGCCAATAAGGTCGTTCACCCCATGATGGTCGAGGCTTGCGTTGATTTCAGCGCCCGCTTCATGAAAGAAATCTTCCCTCCATCTGGCCCCGTGAAGTCCAAATTGCTTGGCAATGTGGGCAAGGAAAAGCTCGACAAGTCGCGCCGCAAGACCGAGTTCATGAACTGGCAGACCACGCAGCAGATGCCCGAGTTTCGCGGGGAGCTCGAGCAGCTCTCGACGCAGCTGCCTTTGGGTGGCGGGCAGTACCTGAAGATGATGTGGTCGCCCCAGTGGCGCCGACCCACCTCCGAGTTCATCGCCATCGATGACATGTACCTGCCGTTTGCGGCCACCAACTTCTACAGCGCCGAGCGCAAGACGCACGTGCAGTACGTCACCAAGTCCGAGTACAACCGCCGCGTCGATGCGGGCATGTACATCAATGTTAATTTGGGCTCGCCAGATCAGGTCGAGTTCAGCAAGTCCACGATTGCCAACGACAAGATCGAGGGCCGCGAGGACACCAGTTACAACGAGGACGGGCTGCGCACGATCTTTGAGATTTACACGCACCTAGACTTTGGCGACGGCGTGGCGCCGTACATTCTCAGCATTGACAAGTCCTCGCGAAAGGGCCTGAGCCTGTACCGCAACTGGGAGCCAGAGGACGACCGCCGCAAGGAGCTGGAGTGGATTGTTGAGTTCCCGTTTGTGCCATGGCGCGGCGCGTACCCGATTGGCCTGACCCACATGATTGGCGGCCTGTCGGGCGCAGCCACCGGCGCGCTGCGCGCCTTGCTGGACTCGGCGCACATTCAAAACATCCCGACGCTTTTGAAGCTTAAGGGCGGCCCTGGTGGGCAAACGCTGAACCTACAGCCCACCGAGGTGGTCGAGATCGAGGGCGGCGCCCTGGTCGACGATATTCGCAAGCTGGCCATGCCGATCCCGTTCAACGGACCCAGCCCCACGCTGTTTCAGCTGCTTGGCTTTCTGGTCGACGCGGGCAAGGGCGTGGTGCAGACCTCTTTTGAGAAGCTGTCGGACCAGAATGCCAACGCGCCTGTCGGCACAACGCTTGCGCTCATCGAGCAGGGCATGGTGGTGTTCAGCTCCATCCACTCGCGCCTGCACAACTCGATGGAGCGGGTGTTCAAAATCCTGCACCGGATCAACAGCGCGTACCTGACGGAAGAAGACCTGAAAGCCGAAGCCGCTGGCTTGGACGTCCGCCCCGAGGACTTCGATGGTCCGATGGATGTGATCCCGGTCAGTGACCCAGCCATTTTCAGCGAGGCCCAGCGCTTCGCCCAGGTCCAAGCGGTTATGCAGCGTTCAGCGGCCCTGCCGCAAATGTACGACGCGCGCAAAGTCGAGGAAATGTTCCTGCGCAACCTCAAGCTCAGCCCGGACGATGTGCTCAACCCACAGCCTGGCGAGGATGATGTTGACCCGGTAAGCGAAAACGTCGCCGCCTCGATGAGCCGCCCTATTTACGTGCTTCCGAAGCAGGACCACGTGGCGCACATCCAGACGCACTTGGCGTTCTTGAAGTCGCCGTTGTTTGGCTCCAACCCTGCCGTGGTGAAAACGTACCTGTACCCGATGGCTCAGCACTTGCGCGATCACTTGCTGAACTTCTACCTCACGCAAACTCACGATGCCGTGCAGCGTGCCGAGTCCGAGGGCTTGATCACGGACGATGCAACGCAGCAGGTCAAAGTGATCGTTAGCGTTCAAAAAATCATTGAGCAGCAGCTCGCTCAGTTTGCACAAGAGCTGGCCCAGATCGACCAAGCCGCCCAGCAGTTTGCGCCTCAGCCCCCGCCGATGCCGCAGGACAACAGCATGCAGATCGCGCAGCTCAACGCGCAGGTGCAGCAAATTGCCATGCAGCAGCGCTCGCAGACCGATGCCGCCCGCCTGCAGCTGGAGCAGCAAAAAGCCGCCCAAAAAGCACAGCTGGATGCCGCCTCCCTGTCCGACAAGCAGCAAGCCCGCGTGGAAAACATGCAGGTCGAGCAAATGCGCCAGGCCATGGAAAACGAGCGAACAGCGGCAGAAATCAGCTCGCGCGTTTTGATGAACGACTCGGACAACGCTACGGCCATGCGCCTGGCAGCCGCCGAGATAGCCTCTGGCGAGAAGTTTTCCATAAGCACAGGCACGGGCATTAACCCTGGCACACGTTATTTTTCAAAAGGAGCATCCCATGAACGACAAACCCACCCCCAGCACCGTGCCAATGACCAGCGCGCTGGTCAAGCAGCATCACCGCATGGCCGCTGGCCAGCCCGTCACTGGCCAGACGACTCCGGCCGCCCCTTCGATGCCAAAGACGCCCTGCTAAATGGCCATTGAAGACCGCCTGCTTGGAAAGCTCAAAGCTGACCAGCAGGCATTTGCGTTTGAGGCTCTCAAGCGCCCGGTCGAGCGTGACGCTTTCGAGTACGGATACCGAGTGGGCATGGTTGCGGGATACGAAGCTGCCATCAGAGCTCTGCTTGATCTTCTGGACGA